GCTCCAGTATGTGTAACACCTGCCAAGGTAACTAGTCCAGACGCTACTGACAGTTGGGCTGTACCTGTACCACTAGTAATTAACGCACCGGCACTACCTTGTGCAATGTTCGGTATAGCCGTAAGACCAAGTCGAACAGTATCCATTAAGTCAACAGCAACAAGTTGATACTCAACAAAGACAGGTGCTACGCCAGTACATTGAATACTGATAAGCAACTGCGTCGAGTTAGCGACAGCAAACCTTGCGTTTGCAATCTGTATCTCGTATACACCCGGAAAGTTTGTAGCATCTACTTCTCTGAACCGGCACTTACCCGCTGTAGGAGCGGCAAATGTACCAAGCGTAGTGATTGTCTCGACGTTTGTAGCGGCACTTGTGTACGTGGTTGCTGTAGCCTCAAGGTCCGCAATCGTCGAGATAATTAAGCCACTGGATGTACTTGTTAGGGCAGTCTTACCAGCACCTGTAGTAGAGGCTGAATCTTGCAAGAAGACACGTATGATGTTACTTGTAGCACCACGCTTCAGTATTTCTTTTGGCACATTAGCCTCTCATTCCACCGGACATACCGGGATGCACAACCATTCCACCACCACCGCTACCCGATGCAGTGAAGTCATCAATTATTAACTGCATTGGCATCCACGTTGTTGTTGTGTCAGTCCATGCACCTGTTCCCGTACGTGTAGTTAGATGGAATGTGCCATCTGGAATAAACGCACTACTGCAATCATATACGCCTGCCAGTTCAATGTATGTCATACAGCCAAGACTTGCAGATGTCGCTTGTACCGCAATTCTATAGTCTGTGTTAGGTGACAATGCAGTCAGCGTTGACTCATCAAAGTAATAATCACGCATCAATAGAGCGGCTGAATTAAATGCTTCTTGATTTGTATATGACCTACTTTGCAAAACTGTACTTGATGAATCGTAAAGATTTAAATCCCACGTAGAGGCACTGTTTGTGGGGCCTACAGCCATGCGCACTCCAACAACCTTAAATGTCGTACATAACGACGACGGTAGTTTAAACTTCATTCCTCGTTGGTTTGGAGTTGTGCCAGAGTTCCATGAGGCCTGCGTTCCACCTGATGTAGCAATTCCATATTGCCTCGTAGATGTACCACAGCCAAAATTTGGTATTACGGCTGTAGTTGATTTACCACTAGCGACTCCATTGTCAATATTGTATGTGTACGGGAAGGTTAAAAATGCTGGGCCAACACCAGTACCACGAACTGTATAAAAACGAACTTTATTACTCCCATTAAACGTGCCTGATAATGCAAAAAACACAATGGCGTAGTATTGACCACGGGTAATAGTAGCCGTAGTTGACAACGTCCATTGCTTTGTGGAAAAGTTCGGGAAGTTTGTCCCATTCATCGCAAAGTCACCGTAGCCAAGCCATGTGCCACTTGGTAACCCAGTTGTTGTATTTACGGATTGAATCCCGATGCGTACTGTTCCTAAACTTCCCGTCAATAGGTCAATGTACCCAGTGACTCTATCAATGACAGCATCTTCTTCCGCCATAGTGATTACTGAAACGTAGTCATTCAATGCCCTTATCTCAGGGCTTGTAGGTGCGCCAACAGATGAAAACATCGGGATTGACGTGGGTATTGTTGCACGGATTTTAGCCATCTAATCTTACCCATATCCCTTGTGGGTCATCTGAATTCAGCGTTGCTGACATATTGGAATTACCACTCTTCATGTATTCAATAAACAACAACGACCGCAATAACGCACCTGATATTTCGTTCAGCATTTCTTCCGAATAGGCTTCTAAGTCTTCTGGAGATGATGGTCCAAAGGATTTGTCATTAAACCTAACAACCCACGACCCCTCAAAAAACACCTCTTGCAATGTTATTGTTCGAGTCACGTTACTCACCCATCTTTAGCACTTTGCGTTCTATGAACAAATTCAACGCCTGTACCGTTCTAAGACCTAATGTGCCTAATAGAAATGACAAGCCCAGCATTTGCGAATACCCATGCCACCCAAGTTGCTGTGCAACTAATGGTGTTAGGTATAAGGCACTTGCCGCACCTGCGAATATAGTGATTGCGCCTTGAAAAACGGTTTTTATCTTTGTCCAGTTTGTGCCCACAATGGCTCCGGCAAAGCCCGCTATAAATTGATGGATTTCGGTCGGTGCAATTTCTTTATCCATCTGTATCCCTCGTTGCTTCACTGACTGTTTTTACCTCCGGTAAATGTTGTGAGAACATTGGTAGGCCGCTGTCTTGTCGCATGAAGAATGCGATTGCAGCAGTAACCATAGCGGGGATACCAGCACGAATACCTTCAATAGACGAGAGCATCAAGGCTCTTACAACTACGCCAAATGGGGCCGTGTCTGGAATATGTGACGCTTTCCATGCTGCGTCAAACTCTGGTGCCGCACTAGCCACAAACGCTCCTAAAGCGATGAGTACTAATCGGCCATACGCTATTTTCATTGCAGTCCTACTTTGCTGTCGGCGGAGCCGTCGGCGGTGTTTGATATGGGCTGCCTTCCATTTTGAGCGATGAATCTAGTTGATTCCACAACGATTGCGTTGAATCAAACCACCATTGCTGCCAAACTTGGATGCGTGCGGATAACGATGGGTCATCAAGATTCTTCATTGCCAGTTTGTATGCTGCGTAAACCGGCAATGTATTTCGTAGGACATCATCCTGAGCAAAGACTGCATCTGCTACAGCAGTTATAGTTGGAGGCAATCCAGCCCCATAAACAACTATGTTTGTTGACGATGCCACGGTTGGAAAGATTCCGACTGTTTGGGGCTGTCGTCGATACCAATAGTATGGAGTTGTGGTGGTGCCACCATTTGGCAGGGTCAACGTACCACTGAAAGTTTCAAAGTTAGGCTGCCATGCACGCAGTCGTAAATCACTTGTGTGCTGGAGCAAAGTTGTACCAGCGGTCACACTCATTGGCCACCAGATTGACGATGACGACAACGACACTACGGACCCAGTGTGACCGGATATGGTAACCGTAGTTGGAATGTAGACACACGTGCGTGCCATCTCAGCGGCTGCTTCATTAATGAACTGGTCGATAGTTGTCTCAGTCGTGACAATGTCCGACCCACCAGTACTTGTAGGCAACGCGCCAATTACGTTGGCAGTGACCGTTCCAATCTCATTGAGCAGGATTAATACGTCATTACGCAGGTTTGCTAGGGTTGCCATTACACTGCCCTCGTGTGATACATGGCCGCGTAGGCCTCTACGTCGCCCAACCTGCGCTGATATTCCGCTGAATAGAGTTGTATGCCTGCTTGGTCGCGCATCTGCACAGCGCGAGTCATAAGGACCGCGTACACAAGGCAGTCATGCGCTACGTTAGGAAGAGGGCACTCATGGTCTTCTGTTGGGACAGAAGTATCGATGGTGCCAGAAGAGTTATATTGCCAGATGTCTCCGGGTTGCATAAACCCTTCGAGCATCACTCCGCTAGTAATAGCAGAATCTGGTGCTGGCTTAAACCGAATACGGTTCATGCCATAAACAGCAACAATATCTGGCATAGATGATGTTGTGTTGTTACGTTGACTATCAAAGATTCGAGCCGACCAGTTGACTTGTCTTACTCGTTTATAGTCACTGCCGTCCAAGAAGTAAATGCCCCGTATCTTGTAGATGTCCGGGGCACAGTATTCGTCTTCCTCAGCAACAGTGTCTAAGTAACGTCTGCCAACCAGACAGTCGGTAGACCGTGCTATCTGATTGGCCATTTCTATCAAGAGCAAGTCCAAGCCAAACGGGTCTTGGTCAGGCATCCCATTAAAGAGATGCCCGCCTAGGACACGAATACGTTGCTTGAGTTGCGCTCTTGTCATTACGCTACCTGTGCGCTATCACGGCCGACTGAGATGTCTGCATTGTAAATTGCAATGTAGCCATCCTGCGCAGCAGAACCATTAAGTTGCTGTACTGCTGCACGAATCCATGGACGAGTAGTAAGACCTACCTGAACATTGACAATCTTTGGAGGTCGTCCAACAAACAATGCAGCGGGTGTTGCCGACACTGTTTGTATTGCACCACCCAGTGTTGCAGAAACCGTAAAGGTTGTCTGGCTAGGTGTCGAAAGGACATAGTAGCCAAGTCCTGTGGTCAATCCATTGACAACCGTAGCAGATGGAACAATCAATTCACCAACTGTAAGTCCGTGTGGAACAGCAGTTGTAATTACGTTTCCAGTACCAGCAGATGGGAAGATAGCATTCAACGTGTTGAAGTCCACCTTGCCAAAGAATGCATTAGTTACACTTCCGCCGATAGCAACTGTAGAACCACCGCTGGATGTAGATAGCGTTACACCATCACTGAACACACCGGTAACGTAATACAACGTACCTGCGGTCAGTCCAGTGACAGAACCTGCGGCACCCATAATGATTGTGTCGCCAACTGCTACAGGTTGAGAGAACTGAATGCGGTCAGAAGCATCAACAAGACCAATAGGAGTCAAGTTCGTTGCATTCTGTCCTACAAGTGCAGTTCCGTTAGTCATTGCAGTCGTAGAGATTGCAACAGCAGTGGTACCGCCAAGAGTTGTAACCAACTGATACGTTGTAGCGGCTGTTTGCAATACTACATAAGGGGTTCTTACAGCAATACCTGTACCAGCACTACCCAACGCAGTAAACATGATGATGCTTCCAGATGCTGGAACAACACCAACGCTAGGTGTAAATACAGCAGGACTTGCTGCTGTAGCACTAACGGTTTGCGCTGTTGCCGTAGCAGGACAGATGCCTACACTTGAAACTTGAGTGTAAGCAGTGTTTGCAGTTGGAGCAGTTCCAGAACCACTATCAAATGCAGCCTGAACAATAAACTGACAAGCCTCTGGACCAACAAAACCAATCGGAGCAACGGCTGCACGCAGATAATATTCTGAAAGTGCAGTGCTATTAGGAAGGATTGGGTCGCCAAGAATTGCCGACGTAACTGTTTCGGTAGTCAGGTTACTAGTGTCTGCAATCTGATTACGGAAATGCGTAAAGTTCATTGAGTCGGAATAACCGACAGCCCACTGGTTAGCAGTGCTTGTAAGGGTTACAAGGCCACCACGAAACGGTGTGAGCGTAATGTCCTTATCTACAGCCGATACGTTTGTTGCAGAGCCAACGTCAGAGAATGTGAAAAAGAGTTCTCTATCTCGTGCCATTAATTTCTCCTACAGGGGAAGTATTTCTACTCCCCCTGTTTTGTGTCATTACGATACAGCAGCCGAGTCTCGTCCCATAGAGAAGAAGACTTGGTCTACAAAGGCCGCAGTATTGATTGCTACAGCACCAGCGGCAACCGGGATAGCACGTACCATCACACGCGCCCAAGGTTTAGTACTAGGGCTAAGTGGCATTGCAACAACACGCTTGCTGTTTGGTTTATCCATAACAATGGTAGTACCACTCAATGCAGTATTTCGTGGCGCACCATATGTCAAAGACAAATCAACTTCTGTCGGGCTTGCTACAGACGCAACAATCAAAGCCTGAAACGCTGCAAATCCAGTACCAGATGTACGAGGAATAATAACGTCTCCGACATTTAAGTTGTGCGCTGTTGCAAACGCAGCACGACCTGCCGTAATTGCGGTTGTCGTTTGCGTTGTAGCCGCTGTGGAGTTGAGTACGACAGAACCACTGATTTGCGTCCAGTCAGTACCTGCTGTTCCTGTGCCGCTATCCGATGCACCTTGAACAAACAGTTCCCATGCAGTTGTGCCGTAGTTTCCATACGTTTGAATAATTGCATGGCAATAACGCTCACTACCGTTGGTATTGCCGATAATTGCTGGGTCGTTCACAATAGCAGATGTTTCACCGCTAACGAGAATTGACTGGTTAGCATTGGTATCTCGAAATCCAGAACGGTTCAGTGAATTACTAAAACCGTGATAGAAGAAACTCGTCGTACCTGCCGTACTCATATAAAACACTGCACCACTAGATGCCGTGGCACCCATGTTGTAGTTGTTTACCGCCATTAGGTTTGCAGCAGCGAATGCCTGCTGGGTAAACCTAAATACTTGTTTTCCGTCACGAGCCATTGTTGCTCTCCTTTCAGATTATGCGGAGACGCGGACTTTCATGCGGCCGATTGCACGAGTGTGAGGAACCCAAAGTCCAACACCCCAGTCAAATACGACGTTATGCATGATGCCATTCTCTTTTGAAAGTCCAAGATACTGTGGCTTGAATGGACCACTCTGCCATCCCTGAACGTAACCAGTACCATAGCGGACAGCAAAGATGTGTGAACACTTGCCAGCATCACCAGCAACACCGTTGTTTAGGTTGTCGGCAATGATTGGAGTAACACCATCAGACTTACGTCCAACCGTACGAATAGTAGCGTTCTTGTACTTTTCAACAGGACGCTGATAGGAATCTTGGGTGATATCAAAACCAGCACCAATACCCATTACGCGGATGTTGAGTTCGATACGTCGCTTGGTTGCTTCGTTCATGTAAAAGACAACGCCGTCACCATCTGGTGCATTCATGTTGTCAAGCAGTTCTTGCATCTTGAAGATGAAGTTGTTTGCAGTCGTTGATGTGTTCGTAAACAAGTCTGCGGAACCACCCGTAAGCGCAATATCCATCTCGGAAGGAATGTCGTAATCAGCGACGTTATCCATACGATAGGCAAGGCCCGGGAAACAGTCAGCAGTATTACCCGGCGCAGGAGACGCAGGGTTGTTGTTTACAAATTTGTCATTGAAGTCATATGCAAATCCTTCAAGGAAGATTTGGACCTGCGCTTCAATTGGGTCAATGATGTTCGTAGGCTGGTCGAGTAGAACATGGTCAACCAGAATCTTGTTACGAACAAGGTAGAGCGACTCTTCGTAAGACTTTGGCTTACCCTTGACTGCTACAGGCTCAGAGTTTACACCCGTCCAGTTAGGAGCAGGAATATTCTGGTTGAGGTAGCGCATACCAACCTGCTTGAGGCTAGGGCTGGTAAAGAGTGGGATGTCCTTAAGGGCATTCCAAGTTTGATGCAGAGATTTTGTAATTTCTTTGACGAGCGGGTCATTGCTTAGAGCGGCGTGGTCCGCCAGTGTAAGCGCACCATTGAAATCAATTGCCATTGTGTTTCACCTTAGATGTTATTACGACTACGAGTTATCCCTAGCAGTTGGCTAAGAGCAGAACGACCACCGTTTCCAGTAGCCCGATTATTAGTTGGAGCCGTTGGTTGATTGAGCGTTTGCGCGGTTCCACTTGGCGTGGGAGCGGTACGACCAGATTGAAGCCGAGCAAGTAACTCAGGGGCCAACGATTTTGTGAGTTGTTCAATCTGCCCATGAACAAGAGAAGCGGCTTCTTGTGCGTCCATTCCTCGCTGAATCAGTTGGTCTACAAAGGCTTCGTTCTTACGTGCAAGAGGATATTGCGCGAAAGCGTTCTGCTTTTGCTGGCCAACCATGTACTGCGAGACTTGTTGCATTGCTTGCTGATATCGGAATCTTTCCAACTCTGCTTGCAACTGCAATTGACTGGTTGCTGGGTCAATCAGGTCATTTGCTTCGAGTTCGCGGTATCGACTTACGATTGCGTCCTCTTGTGCCTGTACCTCACGTTGCCGCATTGCTGCTTGGAGGTCTTGGGCTGACCGGTAGCCGTTAGATTCAAACTCGCTGATTACGTCATTCCAACGGTTCAGCCTGTCGCTTGCATCATTAGCCTTTTGATTGACTTCTTTAAACCTGTCATACGGTACAGGGCCGGGTTCGCCTTGGTCGGCGGCAGGAGTTTGCTCAACTCCCAATAAGTCATATACGTCATATGACTCGGGGACGGAACTTGTGTTTACGTCTTGTCCCATTGCTCCGGGTTCGACGACATCCCGGACCATGTCCATAATGGCACTGGAAGTGCCCGTTGTGTCCAAAGCACCGTTCGGCGAGGCCGGTGTCTGTATCGCCATCTCTTCTGACATTTTGATTATTGCTCCCTACTATCTTGTTTTGCCACTGTTTGGCTGGTCTGATGGCAAAATATTCTGCCGGAGAGTTTCCTCCGACAACTTCACCATAGACTTGGATGCGTCGTTCTCTTGAAGGAGACGACTGCGTTCTCGCATCTTGACGATATCGGCTTCCATCTTTGCTCCCTGCTGGGCCTGTATCTTCTGGATGTCAAGTTGTGCCTTCATCTGTTCTGCTTCTGGGTCAAATCCAGATGGCGGCGGTGCATTCTGTGCTTGCTGTTGTTCCATAGCAAACTGTTGCATCTGCTGCATCTTTTCGTTCTGTGCAGCAAGGTGTTCCATAATCATGGACGTTTCTGGCAGTTTCAACATACGGACGACAAGCATATTTGTCTCTGGGTCTGCTGGGTCACCAAACAATCCCATCTGTCGGAAGGCCATAAGTTTCTGCAACTTCTGGTCTGGCGAATCCTCTTGTGCTGAACCCGGGACATACTCAATTCGGTATTGGCCACCTTGACGTATGTGGTCAAACGTAATCAATCCTGTTCGGAGTTCATCAGCAGGAGATTGTTTCTCTTCCATCTGGCCGATAAACGGCGCGACACCAAACTGTGCTACAAGAGCAACTTCCCACTCTTTGATACGTGCGTTGCTAATTTCCATATCTGCACGAATATATGAGTGCTGTGTGTTGTCAGCGCGTTGCAGCAAGCGAACTGATTCAGCAGGTGTTCCTGCTTGGGCCATACCTTGTGACACGTCATGTAGTCCGGCTACATCCATCATGTCCTTTTCAAGCATCTGAAGCATTGGGAATAAGTCTTGCCCGATACCCGGCGCACGTTGAATTATTGGTGGCTGCGTTGCTTGGTTGTAGTAAATCTTGCGGTAGATGCGGTCTGCTTCGTCAACGGAGTCGCTCATATTGTTGAACGCATCGGCACCGATGCCACTCAACTTCTGAATCATCACGTAGTCTTTTTGACCCTCAAACTGCTCAATCATGCGGCTGTAGATACGGTTGTATGTCAACTGCAATGGGCAAAGGTCAAACCCAAGTGAATAGCCATATGTCGTACCAGAACGTGGCTGCCAGCGGATTGGAATGAATGGGAACGAATCCTTCTTCTCGTATGGCCAATCGCCTGCATACAGCAGTGCTGAGTTTGTGCTTACTATGTATCGCCCGTTTGGATACTGGGCGTTTGGCTTTTCCCAGTACTCGTAGAGTACGGCTGCATTCCGGCGGCTTTCAATCTGACCAAGTCTGGCAGTGCTGGCAGGAACCCATCCATTACCGCTTCCATTGCCACCTTCAAGATATGCATCAACATAAGACGAGTTCTGGCCAGACATTGCATCTGCTGTAACCTTGCGTCCTGCATTACCGTAGTTATCCACGAACCAAGAAAGTGGTCGGACACTAGCGTGAATCATGTAGCGTATGTCTTCATCACGCTTTGCCGTAGGGTCAATGTAAACATCAAAAGCCGGTAGGATTTCCTCGCGGACATCGCCGACTTCCATCTGTTCGTAACCGGCTACCTCGCCGGTCATTGGGTCAAAGTACGGAACCGTTTGCATCCCCTTTGCATCCCAGTAAACCTTCAAGTAAGACGTACCACAAACACACGCCCACCTAACACGTTCTTTGAGTTGCGTTTCGCGTTTAAACTTGCGGTTAAAGTGGTTGCAGATAATGTTGGCTTCGTCGGCTGCAAACCTATCAGTCTCTGTATCAGACAAAGGAATTGCATATGCATCTGGAGCAACTTGGGTTAGTTTTCCAACTACTCCATCAATAAGTGGGCGCATCTTCTGGATGGTTATGTAGCGATTTGGCTCATCTGTATTTTGCAGTTGAATGAGGTTTCGTGTTTGCGATGCAATACGCATCCACTGTCGGCCCTCAAAAAACGAGGTTGCCAATGCCCATTCAAGTTCCATTTCTTGTCGGGCGTTGTACGCCTTCTGAAAGCAGTCGCGCACAAACATATAGATGCGCTTCTTCTCGCCTTCATCTAAGGCAGGCTCTTTATCCCAGTCTTGCCTTCCGTGGTCCAGAGTGAGGTCTTCTGGATTCCTAAGCGCATAACTTCCATCAGCAAAACTACCCGGCGTGCCAGAATTGTTTGGTGATTTGAGAGCCGTCATTCGTGCTTGTGGCTGCATCTTACGCGCCAGTTCGCCGAGAATATCGCCAATAGCCATTAGATGTATTCCTGTTTCGTCTTAGTCGGTTTTTTGTAACCGGTCACCCTACGCAATTCTGTCCATACGCAATAGATAGCATAGAGACACATGGACGAAAAGACCACGTATATCACTAAAGCCCAGACAAACAGTCTTATATCCATTCGCGTTTCCTGTCCTCATTTAGCCACGATGGTCGAGTTGCTCTTTTGGCATCTATCTCTGGGCAAGCCACAGGATACTCACGCCACATCATTCCGTACCGAAATGAGTCTATAGCGTGGTCATGCTTTGTGCCGTGGTCAATTTCCTCTGGGTCTTTAGGGTCGGCCATTGTCCTGCTTAATTCCTTGATAAGGTTAGGGCAGTTCCTCGTGATGCGTAGTTTTGGCACAGCCTTGCCATCAAGCATATAGGTAGCGCACAAGTGTTCCTTGATGCGTCTCCATCCAGCCTTACGGTCTTTGACGGCGCGTACAGCAGGAAGCCCACGCTCCCACCAGACTTCGACCGGATACTCACCAATGCGCTGCGCATAATTCTCTGGCGGAAATGTATTGGCGTAGTCAAAGGCAATAGCCTCTAGTCGCGTCTGCCATTTGCCTAATCGGTTTTGCTTGTTAGTTGGTTCCGCCATGCCACGAGATTGTAGTAAGTCCAGTACAAGTTGGACCTGTGAACTCGATACATGACCCTTCTCATAAATCTCTGCCAAAGCATAGATGTTTTCCTTATCGTCAGAGGCATACAGAATGAACGCACAGGGCGCACCAATACCAAAGTCGTGGCTTGCCCATACACGCCACCAAGGCTGGACGTGGACCGTATCCACAACGTGCCATGCCTCTCCATCTGGCCCCCACTCCTTGAAGTCTGGGAAGAACAATCCACCAACGCCAACTTCGTGCTGACACTCACGTAGGAACGATATCAACCCAAAGTCGTCAATCTCACGCTGGCATACAGTCAATGATTTGTGCGACCATGTTGGGGTTCCACCTGTAATTCGATATCCAATACGACCGTCTTCTTTTTCTTCCGTTGTGTACGTCAGGTTTTCAACAGCGGGAACAATCGGTGACTGCACGCGATTTTGCAGCATATCGACTTCACCACTCAACACTTTAGACATAACGGAGTTTGCGTGGATGCGGTTCTGCACAAATACAATTGCACAGTCAGTCGATTTAGCCGGAAGGATGGTTTGCGTGATGGTAGCAATCTTTTTATCGACACGAGTGACGCTGTCATCCAACTCATCTATGTCGTCAAAAATGATGAAATCTGGGCGCAGGTAATCAAGTTTGACACCACGTGCGCCAGTGTCCAAGCCAAACGCCAATACGTTAAAGCCATTTGCTGTTCGGAGTTTGCTTGCATTCCATCCTTTACTGAACCCGTACTTGTTTACAGCCCGTTCAATACCACAACGTTCCATCGTGCTGGCAATGTCCTGTACGTGTCTGTTGGCTGCATCTTGGGTTGCACATACGTAGAGGAGAAAACGCCTTGAGGCTTTAACGGCAATCCGGCTGGCAATAAGTTCCATAGTCGTACTTTTGCCACCGCCACGGAACCAACACTCAATCAATGCTGGAGGTGGATTACCCTCTACAATTCCTTCGGCCCATTCCCAAGCACGTTTATGATGGTCTGCAAGTGGGG